CTTTTAAGCTCTTTGTTAATCAGATCAATAATAAATCTGCTCATATTCGAGTTTGAATAATCAGCAGCAGCCTTGATTCTTTTCTTATATTCTTCTGAAACTTTAACATGTAGAAATTTATCTTTCATACTTTCCTCCTGTACACTCAATATAATAATTCATTGTGTTTATTCTGTCAACACCTTTATCAACAATGGATAACCTTTCTTTTTGTTATTATTGTGTTGACATTGTGTTTTGCTTGCGTTAGTATGGAGGTAAATAAGGAGTGAAGAGTATGATAAAAGAATTGAATGAAGAGATCACTGAGAAATTATCTGAACTAATTACAGTTATTGCCGATGAGCATATTATTGGGAAACCGCAGTTGTTAGCTACTGGGATGTTTTATTCTGTGGAAAAGTTTCTGATAAGTAAAATCAATGAAATAGAAACAACATTTAAAGGGTGATGAAATGAATAGACATGATGCAGAGTGTGAAACAAAAGCAGTGTTTAACGACATCTATGATAGGTTGTCTGAGGCTTATGATTTATTAAGGGATGATAGCCGTTCTGAGAGATACATAGATAGGTGTGAATTGATAATAAAGAAACTAATGAATGATACAAGGGGTGAATGATGAATATGAAAAAAGAGTGGAGTAGGAAACTTAAGGAAGCGGAAAGGGAGTTGAAGCGATATGTCGATCTATTTAATTCAGCCTGTGTTTTAAGTAGTAGCTCCGTGTTTTACTCATTAAAGGTTGATGAGCTTAAAAGACAAGTATTTAACTTTCAGCTAGCAGCTAATAGAGGGGGGGAATAAATGAAAGAAGATAACATAAAAATATGGAATGAATTAAAACAGGTTCCTGCATCGGCAAAGAAAAAGATTTCTGGTGGTAGGCTTAAAGGATTAACTGATATTAAACCTCAATGGCGATTGCAGATGATGACTGAGCAATTCGGAGCAATCGGGATTGGGTGGTATTATGATATAGTTAATACATGGAAAGAATCTTATGGGACTGAAATATCAGTATATGTCCAATTGAATCTTTTTATCAAAGACGGTGATAAATGGTCTGCACCTATTGTTGGTCTTGGTGGTTCAATGTTGGTTGCCAATGAAAAGATATACGATAATGAAAAACCTCTATATGATACTAGTTTTAAACCCTACCACTCAGATGAATGTTACAAGATGGCATTGACCGATGCGTTAAGTGTAGCAATGAAACAATTGGGGGTGGCCGCAGATGTTTATATGGGTTTGTCTGATTCTAAATATGATAAGCCAGTAGAGAATAATACTCCTACTGCCACACCAGCAACTAATCTACAGAGAAGCACCCTTAAGGATTATATGGCTATGTTTAAAGAGAAGGAAGATTATAAGGGACACGATTATATTCATGGGATCTTAGCAGATAAAAATCTCTCTTCCGAAAATGCTGATACTGTAATAAGAAAAGCAAAAATTAAGGTGGAGCTTTAAATGGAAGAGATAAAAGTCATTCAAGGATCTACTGAATGGTTTGAGGTGAGAACTGGATTAATTACCGGTTCTCACTTTAAAGACATAATGCCAACGGCTAAACAAAAACAAGACGCATGGTCTAAAGGTCAATTAACATATTTAAGAAAGGTGGCAGCAGAGATCCTAACAGGACAGAGAGAAGATACTTTCAAATCCTCATCGATGCAATGGGGAAACGACTGGGAGGGTATAGCCAGGAAACATTATGAGATGCATGAGCTTGCCCCGGTTCGGGAATGTGGGTTTTACCAATACTCTGATTTCATAGGGTCCTCACCTGATGGGATAATAGGAGACAATGAGGCAACCTTCGAGGTTAAATGTCCAGAGAGCAAACAGCACTTGAGGTATTTACTTGATAGTGGGGAGCTTTTAAAAGATTACTACTGGCAGGTATATGGTGAAATGCTATGTACCGGAATTGATAAGGCTGTTATCTGCTCTTTTGACCCCAGGATGCCAGTTGGGAAAAACCTTGTGATTGTTAATGTAGAAGCTAAGAACGATGAGCTTGAGAATCTATCTGTCAGGCTAAATCTCGCGGTTGAAATGATAAAGGATATGGTAAGATGAAAAGTAGACAACAACTAATTACAAGCTTACACCAAATGTCGTTTGACAGAATATACACAACAGAAGAACAACAGGAAATGGAAGAAACATGGAAGCATGATATAGTACTTTCTCAGCTACGGAAGATAGAAGAGAAATACGCAGCATTGGGTACAGCTAGAAGGAAGGAGCATAGACCGTGAAAGGACGATGCACGGTAGCCAGTGGGGAGGTCTGTAATTTTAGGATTGCAGATAAAACCCTCCCTGAAGTTGGGGCTTATTATTACATAGAGCCAGCCAAGAACGGGACTCAAGAGCAAAACAAGGCTTTCCATGCCCTAGTGCTTGAGTTTTTCCGGTCAGGCCAGCACAGCTATGATATAAGCTCTTTCGATAAACTAAAGGATTGTATAAAGAGATCTCTTGGTGCAGGGTTCGATAGTTATGTTTATGCTCAACTAGAGCAAACAGACGAAGATAAGTTCCATTGCAAAATGTATGATGCAAAAAAGATTGAAGATATCCCTCAAAGGGTAAAAGATGATCCTTACATGAAAGACATGATCAGGGGCAAGCTTAAAAGCTGGTCTAAATACACCAAGAAAGAAAGGACATCTACCATTGATAATCTTATTGCTGAGATGAAAACGGCAGGTGTTAATAGTGAGAAGTTCGATGAGATTTTAAGGGGTATGGGGGATTAAGTTAGATGAGGGGTATGGTAATAATTAAAACTATCTTTTTCTGCCAGACATGTTGACACTTATTTAAACTTGCATTATACTTTTATTAGATTGTAACTTAAAAGGAGTGTTAAGTGAAAACGGAAGTTGTTATGGAGAGAAGCATTGCAGGTATTACCGTTAGGCAAAAGCATAAAACAGGATTCTATAATGTAGCCGATCTTGAGCGATTTGGGAACAACCATAGAATTGTTAATAATCTTCCAATCCAGAAAGTGACTGAATATTTCAGGAGTCCAAAGTCAAAGGAGTTTATTGAATCTCTCGAGAAAGAAGTAGGGAAGATACAAACTGGAGGAAGAGGAAGGGGTAATGAAAAATGGGTTCATCCTTTTTTGTTCATTGATATAGCTCTTTGGTATAGCCCAGATCTCAAAGTAAAGGTCTATCAATGGTTATATGACAATCTAATAGAGTTTAGAGATAATAGTGGTGAATCATTCAAATCAATGACTAAAGCATTGAATGAAAATTGTAGCATTAGAGGGAATCTTGTTTTAGAAATAAAGAAGGTCGCAAGGTTTATTAGAGAGTCTTGTGGTTTGAGTGGTGACAAAACATGGGAGACAGCTACAGAAGCGCAATTGAAATTAAGAGATGAATTACAAGTGTCGATAACAACTGCTACATATTTTGAAAAAAACACAGACAAAATACTGTCAATTGTTTCCAATAAAGTAGCTAATAGGAGATAAATAGAATGGGTGATATGGAAAGCAAAATGCAATCCCTAATAGAAGGATCTACTTATCTAATGGGGGAATGGTACAAAGAATTAGATAACGCATTTAATGCCAGATTAGAATATGAAATGAATTGTTTTCGGAAGTACGATAGACCTAATATGCCAAGCTTGACCCCAATTAAAGGTGAGCGTATGGGAGATTATGCAAGAAAGTTTAATACTTCAATTGATTTAATGAAAGAAGTTTTGCCAAGCGTTGAGCGTCACATAGAAGAGAACAGGCTACAATAGAGCCACTATTTAAGGTAAAGGAGATAGAGAGTGAATACATATAAATTAACACAAGTATATTACAATGATGAAGAAGAGAATTATATTGAGTTAAAGGCTGTTTTATGTCTGGCAACTTCCATAGAAGAGCTAATGGTCTTTATATCTGAAAGCTCTCAGCCTTATTGGCCTATCTATTTTGCACAAGATAGACACTATAAAACAGAATCCAGGCATTTATTATCTATAGCAAGAGCGCACTATAGGATTGATGAGAAGATAAATAACAACGTTAGAAGGGGATAGAGAGTGAAAGTATTTAATATAAATGATTATGTTATGATAAAAATTACAGAGATGGGAGATTTTATTTATTATCATCAGCATGATGAACTTAATAGATCTATGGGGAAGGAGTTTGTAAAACCTAAATATCCAGTAAAGGATGAAGACGGGTACACTAGAATTCAAATGTGGCAAGTCATGGAAATATTCGGTGGATACCTTGCAAATGGAGTAGCTGTACCATTTGAGACAACTATAAGGATTGACGACAAAGATTTGAAGGGTCTAGAGGATAAATAACAATGACCTATGATACCGAGTGCAAGATTAGAGATATGAAGACAAAGAAATATAGAGAACAAGATGGTATTTGCGCTGGTTGTGGTCAAGCTTTTAAGGAAGGTGATATAAAAGAGTTATCCCACATAATTCCTCAACGGTTGTGGCTCCGTAGAAAATATGGTGATGATGTTATTTATCACCCATTGAATATGAAATTGACACACACTGGTGATTGTAATCCGGCGGTACAGATATCACCCAACAAAACAGGCATAGTAAATTATTTAATAGAACAGATAAGGAGAGAATTAGATGAAAAAGATTATTAGTTTATTGGTATTGGTGTTATTAACATCATGTTACCAGCATAGTTATTATGTGGCAGAATACGAATTGATTGGTGATGCTGATACAGTAACAGTAGAATATTACGATAGCAATGAAGCTATTGTAATAGAGTCTGTCACTTTGCCATGGTCCTCAAGGATATTGGTACAGGATGGCAATAGTGTTAGGCTCCACGCATCGAATGAAGGTACTGGCACAATGTATGCCGCAGTGTATTGGATTCAGGAGGCTAGAACACTGACATATAGGGCTACTCACAGCGATGAAGATATATTGATAAAAGGAAGGATTAAATAATCATTCTAAACTGTCTATTTGTTCTTTATAGTAATCTAGTCCAGCTTGTAATATTTTATTATGGGCTTTCAGGTCTATTATATATTCACCTAATTTAATTGCATCATCGTTTGGTATAGTTAAATAGCCATCTTCCTGGGTAAACATATAATCCGGCTTAGTAGGAGCCGGATCTATTACAGGTGCAATTATTACAGGTGGATAATAAGTCGTTTTACAACTGATTAAGCCAAGAAGCAACAGTGCCATTATGATTCTTTTCATTGTTCGATTCCTTTTTTATATCTGCTATCTTGTCCTGTAGTGAGACACTGGCAGATAAGTTATTATCACGTTGATCGATTGATTTGTCTTTGGCTTCATTGTCATCTCTTAGCCCCTTATTTAACTTAAGGACGATAAACAGCACTAACCCAAGGATTATTATAATAGATCCTAAAATTATATATGCTGTCATTTATCTTTACCTTTGGCGAAGTGTTCAACTACTCCGGCTCCTAACAGTGCCGCACCAGTAAGCCCAAAGCCATTTAATAGGGTTGTGGCATTAGTTCCGATATCGTTGCCAGTGTAGACGCTATAAATAGCAATGATAGAACCTATTAGGAAGTATAGCCCTAGTCCTATAGCACCAAATACACGTTTGCTTGAAGTATTGCCGTGTGAGTCCTGTAAAAGTTTATTATTCATGTTCGGTTTCTCCTATTTTAATTCATAATGAGGCATATCAACTAAATCTCTCCAGTCACCCCCCCAAATTATGTTATGCTCAATTATAGCACGGTTGAAAAGATCATCCGCTACTGACTTGAATAACCCAGCCATATAGGTCATCTTCTTTTTATCATAGTCAGCAAACTTCCCTTTATAACAGTATATATCTACCGCCATCGCAGGGGTTAGATTGTGGTTTGACTTAAAGTTTGCCCCATCAAGTTGGGATTTCCCTGCCTTGTATGCTTTCATTTGATCCTCTGGGGATCTATACCCACAAGATATGTCAAAGTCTATTTCTGATATCTTCTTTACTTCATGGCATATTATTTGTAAATCTGAATGTACTTCTTTTAATTTATCTAATGATGATTTAGCGAATTTAAACATATTTACCCCACTTTGTCAGAGATAAAATAAAGAAATCCTATAAATGTTGTTACGCATAGCGCTATTATTGTGATCAAGTTCCCTTTGTTTTTGGGGGTTAAAGATTCTTTATCCTTCTGACTTTGTTTATTGTCTTCTAATATTCTTACCGACCCTTGGAGGGCGGTTATCTCTACCCTTAAGGTGTTTATGAATGTAGAGTGGTCTTTTATTTCTCTTGTGTTGGTTCTCGTTGACTCTACAGTCGGATCAAGCTTTGATTGGAATAGTTCTTTTATTCCGTTTATCTGATCTGTGATATTATTCTGTAATGTGTCGAGATACCTTTTCGTTTCAGCATCCACTTGTTTGTCCTGTTCGTCCATTTTAGTCCAGCTCCTTTAATAAAGTTGCAGGGCGATTGATTGGATCGCCCCACAACAAAATAGAACCGAACAAGCAAAGCATATCATATGCTTATTCATATTCGCCTAGAATTTCGGATAACTGACCATTGCGCTTTAATCCCAACAATATCAGGATTACAAAAGCCTCTTGGTTAATTATATTAGCTCTACCCCTAGCTCTTGAAATTTCAGATACAATGCTGCTCGGTTGTTTATCGAATTCCATTCTATCCTTGATTTCCGGCCAGTCCAAGTCTAACATCCTTAATTTCATAATCTCGACCACTTCTTGACTGATCCCTTCCACCTCCGGTACGATTGGTGCTTTCGTGTCATTGCACTTTTCCTTATCTGGCATAAAATGGAGGAATAGTATGATATAAAGGGAAGTCCCAGCCATAAAAGTAAGCAGTTGGGGGATCTGTAGCCCTAAATATATGTACTTAGAGATTAAGCACAACCCAAACAACAAAACATAAAGTATAACTATTCTATAACTGTCTTTAATCGCATGATAGGCCATAAGGAATATAAAGACACCTGTTGGGTCTTTATATCCAGAGAACCATAAAGCACACAAAGACAATATAAATATACCTATAGACAGTATTTTATCATTTCCATATACTCCATTTATAATTAACAATGCAGCAAAAACAATAAATATTATTATACTAGTTATTAGATTCCTTAATAATGCCTCATCAGTCACATATATTGCTATATTTCCTAACTCTATCAAAAAAACAGAAAGTAATAACTTATATTCCGTTTTTATTTTCATTTATATCATCCAGAAACTAGAATCAGATCCTTTTACTTCAGGGGTTAGTTTTACAGCTTCTACAGTTTCAGATCCTAGCTGCTTGGTTAATTCAGCTTCTTCTATTCCCCGGTTATCTCCATGGGAAGAGCTATTCCTATGCAAGACAGAGCCAAGCGCACCTATTTTGTTGGATCGCTCTATAGCGTTCATATTGGCTTTCATCATCCTTGATTCACATGTATCAAAGTCTTTCTGGTTTAAGTAATCATCTTCTTTGTCTTCTCTGACGAATTCTTTTGTAATATCTTCCCGGTAGGCTTCTACCATAAGGTCAATTAATGTTTTGTTCGTTTCCATTTTTTCTCCTATAACGTTATTTTCTTTATCTCTTCCAGTGTTTCGCAATCATCCACTAGAAGAGTTATGTCTCTTAATCTGTCTCGCTCTTTCATCCCAGCGAGTTGTTTCTCTGTGTCGTTTTCCAGTATCCCATCTCTTATTAAGATATCGTTTAAATCAAACAAAGGTATTCTTTTTGCCCTCAATTTTTCTTTCCATATTTCTTTTGCTTTTGAAATATCTATCTTAAATTCATAATCCCATACGGCCTCGAAGGTTCTATCTTCAGGAAGCTCTGAGGTTTGGATTATTTTATATTCTGCCCCTTCAGGCATATCTCTTATTGCTAATTCTATTGAACAAGAAGGTGTAATTTTGTGTATTTTATCTTTATATTTATATACTATTATATCCACAATTCTATCCTTTATGTTGAAAATATTGCTATGCATACTACATCAAAATCTTCTAGCCCAGCCGCTCCGTTAGATGTTATTATCCGAACTGACGTTGTTAACATATCGGCATCATCTCTTATGCTTACTATCGAATCCTGAACGCTTCCACTACGACTACCAGAAGAAACGACACAGTAATTTGTATTGTTTAGCGCATTTGTAATGTTTACCGTATAATCTCCAGGATTATTGTCTGTGATACTACTTACATTAAAACTATCCCTGATTGATACTGTACCTGTTCCATTGAAATTAACCCATGCTTTGCATATTTGATCTGTTGACCCTGTTATTTTAGAATCAATCGCTGTTGGGTCTACTGCATAATCAAGGGAATTCCATGAAGTAGAGCCATCGCCTCGCTTTGACTTTTGTGTGTCTGTTTCATGCCCCCACTCTCCTTGGCTTAGAGTTGGATTGTTTGCAGTCCAACTTGTTGATGTATCTCTTCGCCCTTTAATCGTGGCTTCGTTTATTAAACTGCTCATGCTTCCCCTCCATCCACTACAATATCATAATCGGTTGTAGAATCTCCACCATCATAATAATCGTGATCAGTGGATGAATCACCGCCGTCTAGGATTCTATATTCTCTTGAAAATTCTTTAATCTGTTTAATCTCAAGGGTCATTTCATATGATGTTAGATTAAGATTTATCCCCAAAACTTGGAATGATGATCGATTTAATATAATCTTACCATTTAATCGTTTATATTCATAGAGTACATTATCAAGGATTCTTAATCCTATATTCTGTATCTTTGTAGTTAATGTTATCTTTGGATATATAAATTTAGATTGCTCCATAACATCGTCGGTTAATGTAACGGCATCGGCTTGGCTTGTCAATGCTGTGGTAAATATACGCTCTTTGTATTGTCTATATCTCGCGTAAACTTCACTCTGGAAATCAGAGTTAGTATATATTTGATAATCAGAGTTTTGAAGGTTCTTTGCGTATTCAACTTTAACAGATGACAAATATTCCTCTGAATCATAATCTATTGATGGGTCATTCAATAATTCATCTTCAAACACTTCATACTCAGGAATCCTATCCGCATTAAAAGATCTAAATGTATATCGGCCATCTGCTAGAACGTCAAATATACCCTGATTGTCTGTGCATACCTGTTCAATAACATCAACAGAAGTTAGAATATTCCCTTTACCTATCCATATCCCCTCATCGCTTACACTGCTTTTTTCGGATGTCCATTCCACTGTGTCATAATTATTAGCATCAAAAGCTATCCCTTCATAGTTATCAAGTATATCCGCTATTATATCCAATCCGTTGGCTACTGAAGACTGTGTGAAAGTTACATATAAACTATCATCGGTATCTGTCCCAGTAAATGTACCGTCCGTTTCTGTCCCGCCATGAGTAAAAACTGTACCGTCTTCATCATATACGACAATCCCAGAATCTATACTATTAAACTCTGTATCGGCAAATATCCAATTCCCGGAAGATGTTCTATAGGTAGGGGCTTTTATTATAGACCCAAAAGCAATAGGTATTGGAGTACCATCAAGATCACTATCCATTGTCGGATAGTCTGTTAATGTTAGGTTATTAACTGGCAAGCTCCTCGATAGGAGCTTTCTAAGATCAGCTACCTTTAATTTAAACCGTGTGAAATCATGTGTAAAATCTTCAACTCTTCCGGTGTAAACAGTTTGAGCCTCACTATAATCAAGCCCCTCAAATGTTAACAATATCCTTACTGGCTGCCCATATAAATCACGTGTTGCAAAGTCATCGAAATAACCACCTGTATTATCAAATGATATTGATCCACCTTGATATTGCAGTATCCCAAAGAATAGACTATCTTTTTTCTTGCTTAGCTTTGGGACGTTTTGGATTAAAGGCTCATAGTATACATCTTCATAAAAGTTATTGGTTGTGCTGTCTATTTCATTTGAAAACCCTATTGCTGCCCCGGCTGCAATGATCTCATATACTTCGGGAGGGTTGAACGAATCAAAGTGTATATACATTTCAGTAGTAGACTGGTTATAGTACCAACTTTTTGATGTTGATATACATTGAGCTATACTAGCTACTTCGTTATATAATTCACCTTGGATGTTGAGAGACTGAATGTTATAGTATGTTGCGTTCTCTGTTCCCCAGTAACCGACATCGCCGTTTATATCGATGAGCCTGTTGCCATTAGGGGATAGCATAGTGTACCAAATCCCAGCTTGATAGTTTACCCATGTAGCTGTAACAGGACTATCTATCTCTATTATCGTTATCTTTTTCGAGCTTGGTTTTTCTATGAAATCGTTAAATGTCGCCATTTACTCCCCTACTCTATATACGATATGATACAATACAATGTACCTGATACAGTACCATCAAATGCAAATGTTAGGTTAGATCCGTTTATCCCAAAAGCCGATACTTTCCCCGAACTATGAAATGCAGGGCTTAATCCCCTTATATTACCGGATGTAAGCCCATGGGCGATACTTGATGTAGACGAGCTTGACACGCTAGCACTTACAGTTTTCATTTTTAACGCTACATTGTCTGTATTTATGCTATTAGATACTAAACCACCTGAGATATTAGCATCATTCTCAACATTTAGATCATTTTCTATATTCACATCATTACTAAAATTAATATTATTTTGTGTTGTTAATAGCCGCTTATTCTCATATAAAGTCCCACCAGAATCTTTATACATAGAAAACAAATATCTATCGTTTCCATTATACCACCCCTGCAAAGCATCGTTCCAAGTTGGGGCTGTTGAGGTATAAATAAAAGCCAAAGCCGAAACATCAAAGACTAGGTAAAAAGTAGAGCTTACTGTTATCCCTGCGTAACCTGTCGGAGTTTCGTCTGAACCACTTACTATATAAAGCGCTCCGTTGTTATCGAATACTGAACCAATATAGACAACTGGCGCGCCAGTGCCATCGTAGTTGCTCAATGTGACGTCATTCTTGCCTTTATATGCCTTTCCTATTGTCTCTGTGATAGCTGTTAAATTAAAATTACCTACTCCAAAGTCATTAAGTAAATTTACACTCAAATCAGACCTCCTGTCTTAGTGAAAAACTAACTGTATAATAATTGGGGTTACTCAATAAAGTAGCCCGGAAACTCTCTTGATTAAGGGTAACGTACATAGTACCTAAATCGCTGCACTCTTCATCAAATTCTACAAAGAAAGGGTCCCCGATGTCAACCAGCTCCAGTAATTCGCTAAGTTCGTCTTTTTGTTCATGGGTCACGCTTGGAAAAGTTGTTGATATAATCTCATATAAATACCGTCTGTCAAGGTAACTTTGACCGCTTATAGATATACTTTTCTGTGAAGCGCTTACTTTATCATGTGTAACTGTTGGGGATATTCCAGGAGGGACATAACTTTCACCTAGATAGATCCTTCCCATTTCAATGTCATTGGAACTATTAACTGATAGCCTCCAATACTGATAGGTAGATTTGGTAAACGTATGTTTAGTAATTAACTTTGACCAGTCTATTGTTTCGTCTAGTGGTGTCCCTTCCCCGAATGAGTCGGTATCACCTGCCCTTAAAGTAATAACATCGCCATCGTTTATTGTGCTGTTGGCTATTAATATGTCTGTGGCTGTAAGTTTTTGTTGATATGTTGCATCGAATAGGATCTTTTTATCTTTTAATAGTTCTGTTGCATCGTCAGAGCTTGTGACATCTCCAATTAAAAGCCCTGCATATATTCTTAAATATTCAAAACTAGAGTCTGCTTGCTGTGTTGAGTTTTTATGACCTATTTGCATTGTAGGGAATGTTGTTGTTTTAATAGATGGTACTCCACTCCACGTTGTATCTTCGTTTATAGACCCTGTTTCAAGCGGTATACATATAAATCTTGAAGCTGTTTGTAATCCTGATATTAAGTCCATTGACCCTATAAGTCTTATTCTTTGATTTATGTTAGTTAATGAAGTTCCATCGTCAAAAGTTTGTGATTCCAAATATTGAGCTGTGCCTGAATCGTGCCATAACACCCTGAGATCATCATTTGTTATAGAGTAATAAATCAATAAGCTATTAGTAAAAGAACTATTTGGGACTGCCCATGACAGAAATCTTGGAGATGTCGCCGATGTATCATATTTGAAATTGGGGGTAATTATAACATCAAAAGTGAATCTATCTGGCATTGTAAAAGTTTCTTCTATAACATCTGCTGTTTTTGAACCTGAAATGAAAGGGAAAAAACAATCGCAATCATCTACTATCTGGCAATAAGTGGCATATATATATTTATCTGTATCTGCTGTTGTAATCGGGTCTATCCTGTAAAGAGCTGTCCCTGTTGTAGCTGCGATGGAGACACCTTTAATTTCTACTGTATTATCGTCTTTCCATGAATAGTTTACGGTTCCAGTAGATGCAACTACTGTTTTATCAACCCACGTAATAGCAACATCAAAGATAGTCGCTGTTGTCGTAATTAATAGTTGTGTTTTATCCCCTGCCGAATTTGTGTGATTACCATTCCTTAAAACTATGACATATTCTAATAGATTCCCTATTGTTGTACTTACGCTTTGGGTTATCTGTGGGTCTGCTGTGGCTGTTGTGCTGCCTATTTGAGTCATAGCATTACCCATATACTCTTCACTGCTTGATACTGCTGTGGCATCATTGGTTAGCGTCCAGTTGCCTGTTGTTAGATCTGTAGGGTCTTGTATTAGATTAGTATATGCTTGTGATATGTTCTTTAACGCTCCTGATCCCGTTATATCAAAATCTATTGACTCTTCGCCCTTATAGATCCGGGATAATCTGCTGACCTGTACATTGCTTGGAGGATAATTGATTGTAGAATCATCGCTTGAAACTGTAGCCTCATCCACTTGATTGTCTGCAAATATTTTCATACTACGTTCCTCCGTGGGACTCGTAGCTCCCCATTGTCAAATTGATCTTGTAGCCATCCTGTAAACTGTTGCCCATTTATATTTAATATCATTGTTCCTGATCCTGCTCCTGTCCCTTGCTGTTGATTTGCCCCTACGGATGATACAGGTTCAACGGTTACTCGTTCAACCCCTCCGGCATTATCACCTACTGTAATATCCTGAGTACCATTTGTTAAGAATGACCCACCTTGAGCGAAAGCAGGAGTCGGTTTATTGGCTGCTATTACCCCTACTTGTGCGGCAGCAAGGCCACCCTGTATGGCTGCAAGCGGGATATTATAAGGGAATGGGACAGAGGAAAGCGTCTTAGCTACCCCAACAGCTCCGTCTATCACCGCAGAAGTTAAGCTTAACCCCCATGATGCTAGTGCCCCTTGATATAGTGCATCTGCCTTTTTCTTTTCAAACTCTTCTGTTATTTTAAGCCTTTCAAGAGCGTTAGCTTTTTCATTTGCTGTCTGCGTGTCCCCTGTCGATATCGCTGTAGCTAACTCTCTTTCTAAAGCTTCTTTTTTTGTTTCTTCTGCTAAGCCTGAAGCTTCTAGCCTAGCCTGTAATTGTCTATCTATGTCTGCTACTTCTTGTTGAGTTATTGCTGATTGTAAACTTGCTAGTGTACTAAATATATTTCCCATAGTTTCAGCAAATGAAATAGTGGTGTCTATTATATTTTGCCTGAATGCTTTTTCTTTCTCTTCTTGCTCTGCCCTTATCTTATCACCTTCTGCAAAATATTCAGCTCTAATCCTTGCCATTTCATTGTGTTGATATTCTGCGTCATCTATTAGCTTTTGTTTATCTAGGTTTGATCCATCTAATAATTCATTTCTTTCCTCTATCAAATCATTTAAAAGCTCTTGCGCTCCGATTACATCTCTAAAACCTGCCCAATAGTCTATCTGTTGTTGGAGGTTGGTTAGCAATAACTCTTCGTCTGTTAGCCTGCTTTTTCTCCTAGAATCTAATATGCTACTAGCTTCTAACTCTAGTTTTGTTATTCTTTCCAGTTCTGCTAGTCTATTTTTTTCTGCATCAGCAATTTCTTTTTCTGCTTTTGCTATCTTGGAATAGTGGGAGGCTACGTCAGATGCTAATCTTAATTCATCTATAAGACCGTTTATAATTATATTCTCATCTTCAATGAATTGTTTTGATGCTACACCTTTATCGTTTAATTCTTTTACAATTCCCCTATGCTCTGATATCTGAGATCTTAATAGTTCAACTTCTTTTTGTGCTATATCAACCCTGTCTTGAGCCGAGGCTGTCCCAGCGTCAAATCTTCCTACTATAGCTTGAAGCTCGTTATGTTCTTTTACTACTTCAGCCATTTTCTCAGCAAGTTTAGAGAAGATCCCCACCGCTTCGGTTGCTGTTGGTAGTAATGACACCCCGAGGGCTGCTTTTAAATCTTTTGTTGCTTCGGAGGCTGCTTTAACTGTATTAGCGTATGAATCAGACGACCTGGCGAAGTCCCCAATTGCAAGCTCACTTTGTTTTGTGGCTAGTTCTAAGGATAAAAAACCTTTTTCTAAAGGGGTAAGCTCTTTAAAGACTTTTCCCATATCTTCAGCATATGCTTTTAGATTAGTATCGTTTATAACTATTCCAAGAGATTTTGCTGCTTCTCGTTCCCCGGTGAATAATGATGTTAATGCGGAAACTGCTTGCTCTGCCCCTCCACTAAGGTTCGCGAAGCTATTAATATCTAACCCTAGTCTTGTTATATCGTCCGCTGCTTTTAGGGCTTCTTCACTTGTTGCCCCTAGCCCACTTGTTATATCACCAACACCAGAAAGAAAGTTTTGTATTGTTTCATCAGATAGTTTAAACTCATCCTTTATTCTATCCGCTGAGGCTTCTGCTTCATCTGCAACGGAAGCAAAAACGACACTAAATTTATTATATGTTTCCTCTGCATCACTAGCAGCCTTTAATGATTGTTTGCCTATATCAATAAACGACTTTACTATTAATCCTGTAACTGCTGCCCCTGCTATAAACTTAGCTGTTTTAGATAATTGTCTAGCCATAGAGGTAGATTCTCTTTCAACTGTGTTTAAACCTCTTACTGCATCGTTTACTTGAGCTTCTACGACAATTTGAATTTCTTCTACAGTTGCAGCCATATCATCCCTTTATATATCTATATTCTTTCTCGAACGTTTCTATAATCTCTATTAAAAAGTTGGGGTGGTCTGCCCAACTTTTAGACAGTGGTAAACCAAACCCCATATTAAACTTTTCCCAAACATTTAACATCCTGTAAAACTCATCATCCAAATAGTCTTTTATCTCTGACCTTTTAATAAAAGCTTTTGGACTCTCTTTTTTACCAACAAATATGGTTTGCTCCATTGCTTCTTTTGGTAATCCAGCAAGTTTGGATTGCTCATTATTGCAATAGAGCCAAAGACCTATTATTATTTTTTTTTACAGACTGCCGTCTCTTTATCGTATGCATTTCTACATTCAGAAAATAATTCTGCTAACCCTTTAATAGAGAAAATACCCTCTGGTGTTACAGCGGAATCATTGACACTTAAATTATTTACCTTCTTACAGCTAAGTAACCAATTTTTAAGATAATTAAACTTATTCTCTTCATCTAAAGCAAGAGAAAAGTCTGAACCTGCCAAAAACTCAAATTCTACCGTTATTTGATCTTCTTTTTCTCTCTTTTTGTTACCGTTCCACTTTGGGGTATATGTAAACCCTTCTTTTAAAATTACATTCATTGTTCGATCCTATCCTTTTTATGTGTATTTTATAGATACAAGCTGTCTGTTTACTTCACTGTCTGGTGTTGGTTTGAAAGTTCCGCTGAAAGACTGCTGTGCCCCAGATGAAACACCGTCCGTAGTTGCTGTTACAATAGAAGGTATTAAATAAAACTGCTGTGTTTCCCCGCTTGATCCGTCTTTCTGCTTGTATAGCTGTAGATAAATTGGGCTGTCGTCTATTGTATCTATTGTAATTGTTCCACCTGCGTCTGCCTGTCTAACAATATCTACAAAAGCGTTTATAAATCCACCGTCTGTATCTGTAGTTCCAATTGTATAAACCCCTTCAACAGATCCGGAAATATCACTTCTACCACTTAAATACTCTTTATCTGTTGAGCATAGTGTTGTAACTTCAATCTCATCTTTTGAGAAATCCATAGACCAACTTTGAATATCACAAAGATCTGTGAATGTTACAGGCTTTGCTTTATCGTCTCCCGATAAAGTCTCTGTCCCGTCTGCCATAAACATATATTTCAAAGTAACACCTGTAGGCATCGCTGTGGATGCATCTATCCCGGTTGGTATATACCATGTATCTGCCACTAGAGTTGCCGCTGCTACAACTTCCGTCCCAAGGACACCTTTTGCTAATTTCCCATAATCTCCGACAAGTTTAGTTCTAGCCATCTTAATCCTCCATACCTCCAGAGGAGGCTTGTTATTATTTATTATACACTAAACATTTGTTTATGTCTAATTCTCCCACTTCAATATTGATTCAAAAGAAAACATAAACAATCCATTCACTCTGGTTGATCTATCAGATACATTGATATTCTCAACCGACCATATATTTAATCCACTAGTTGTGGTAGCTTCTAGTTTTTTCATTACGTCCATATAGATCTGTCTTTTGTCTACTCCGTCATCATATATTTCTGCAAATACATCACAAGCAAATCGTGCCTGTCCCTGGTTGGTAGGGCAAAGTAACGTTTTATCTTGGGGATCATCTATCATGTAATAAGTAGCATATGAAGCTTTTACTTCATTATCATTGATTAGATAAAAGACACCATTAAAAGCCGATGCCATGTCTGAGTCTGACTTTAAAAATGCACTTACTATTTGGTTTACTGTTGCCATTAACTCCGCCTTATCTCTGCTCTTATAGCCCTACCGAAAATAGTTGATATCCTATTTATCAGTAAAGCGACAGAAGGTTTAAAGAATCCCTTCCCTTGGTTCGCTGCCCTGTTCCCCTCTTCCTGATATATCGCATATCGAGTGGTTGTGTACACTCTACCTTTTAGACCTCTTACTGTCTTTGTTATGCTTCCTCTTAATAGGCCAGTGTCTACAGGGGAAAGCGCTTTTGATTGCGCTTCTAATGCTGTTAAAAAGCTTTCTAGCCCTACCTCTGAACCTTTGATTATCCCCTCTATGGGGTCGTGTAGTTGTCTTCTTGTCACTCTCATTGATAACATCATCACCCCTTATTGATTCTAAACATGAACTGCATATATACATCCCCTGGACATCACTTAAGCAAGTGACATCTATTAACTCTCCTTTGCATTTAGGGCAGTTCAATGTCATTTAAATATTCCGATGGTATTTCTTGATGATGTAGCACCCCAGAAATTCCCCTTGCTGGTTGGACAAAATCAAGCCTATAAGCTAGGCCATCAACTAGTATTCTATCTTTCTCTAAAACATCGACCCCAGGATCACAATATAACACATGAGAAGATAATGGGCTATTCGCTTGGTTTGCTTGTGTGTAACCCCCGGATCTAGCCTGTAAAAACCCTTCTATCTCATGGTCAAGTTGCCAATTTCCCTGTTTAACAGTCTCGCCCCACGAGTTAACATATTCAACCTCTCTATATACCCCTATGGTAAAATAATAATCTGTTATCATCAGTGGCCACTCGCCGTTCTAGGGAATGAATCGACAAACCATTGAGGCATCCCGTATGTAGTATTTATTTTTGTATCAGCGTTGGTATAGCTATATGTACCTATTGACTCCGATTTAAGCAAAGCGCCGGGGATAGCGGTACTTGTCCCATTTATCAAGTATTGGATACCTTTTGCTATAATGTCCTGATAAGCTATATTTATACCTAGAAATACCTGTTGCTCCGAGGCTGTCGCTGTTGCTGTAGCAGACATTTTAATAACCGGGACTGCGTTGGTTACGCTGTCGGCTACATATGAGCCACCATTGTAGATAATATCATCTATATAAGTGTCGTCTTGTATCCCTGTCCCTTCTAGCAGTTGCCCTGTTTCTAGATAATCGCCGATATCATCAAGCCAGTAGGGGTTATTTATCCCGGATACATACCAGCGCCTTTTCCCTGTTTTATATTCAAATCTAGTGCCATCACTGGCTAGTATGCTATAAACCGACATATATAGAGAATCTAGTGTCATATCTCCGTATATCATTAGGTTGTATCTATTGTTTGTTATCTGCTTGACCTTAGAATCTATATAAGGGATTTTGGCGGTAATGGCTGCGTCTTGAGCGGTATCCCCAATACCTAAAAGTTCTTTTGTTTTAGCTAATGTTATTACTTTCACTTGTTCCCCTTATTTGGTGATTATTCAAATAGATCACTATATAAATTACCCGTAACAGGATCAATAAGCGTTAGGGCATATGTTTCACACTGGCTTTTAAGTGTTGAAATTGCTTCTGTCAATGTGAAGTTTTCCAAGAACGCAGCTTTAGAAACAGCGATATTTCTTTTTAATGGCGCATACCCGGCAGCCCTCGCAGCGGTATCTTTATAGATACAGACTGTCATAGTCATTATCTGAGTTAACCAATCTTCGTAAGTGTAATCTACATGTAAAACTGCCTCACTCCAAACATCCCCATTGTTGTCTGTATACGTTTCACCGTCTTTTAACGTTTTAGCCATTTATGTTTCTCCCTTTAGTCTATGCTCATGATATTAGCGTTCATAAACTCCCCTGTAACATTGGTGTTGTCAGTATTGTTTTCAACGTATATTTCTATATAGTCATTGGTTGCCAATTGAGGCATACAGGTTAAAGCCATATTCCCGACATCTGCTCCAGTAGAAACAAACCGCTGTTGTCTAGACGGAGTTAATGGGGTTCCGTTTCTGGCTATATAAAATGACACTAATTTGTTGTTTCCAGCGGTGGTCATTGTCACCGCAGCATCTACCTTAAAGCATCTGGTTTTAGCTCCGGTATATGTGATTCTCCCAGCAGATGAAACCGCGACATGGTCTGAGCTTGTAACCTCTGTTGTCGTCCCGGACATAAGAACCGGAGTGTTAATAGTTGTAATTGTAGTTTCTGCTGGGGTTGAAACATACATACATCCGAATTCTTTTGTTATGACTAATTCAGCCCCCCCCCCTGTTTGAAAATATAACTCATTATCTGTTTTTGTGTATATTCTCCCGTACCCAGAAACAGCCGTAGGAGTTGTAATCTCTTTTATAGCAATAGATTCATCGGTTATTATTTCTTTTGTGCTCGTTACTGCGTCATTAGTTACAGCTAGGGAATTTGATACATCAGGAGATCTTAGTTGTGTATTAGAAGGGGTAATATCAAATCTTGAATTAACCCCATCCGTAAAACCTATAGTCCCATTTGCCAATACTAACCGAGCTGGATTTACTGATAATTCATCTTGTAAAAATGTTTTAGTTGCATCATATCCGAATCTATCATTAGTCCCATCATTTAATGTATAAGTTGCCTGAGTTGTTAATGATGTTGGGGCTGTATTAGTTGCTCTTTTGTTTGAATCTAAATATAACGCCTGACTTGCTGTAAGAGTTGGAAATAAAACACCAGTTGTTCCAGCTATACCAGTAGGGTTTAATATAATATCCGCGCTAGTTGTCTCTAGGTCTATAGTACCACCACTAGATTCTATCTTAACATTTAAACCGTTCAAGTTAGCTTCCCCTGATCCCCCTGTAAAAGTGGCACCAGTAGCACCTCTGAATAAAGCATTGTTTACGGCTACTATTTCAAAGTTCCCTGTATCATCTCTATATTCTAACTCGGCTTTATTTACACCGGACTCATCATTAAAGAATAACTTCGTTGAACCACCAGAAGCAGGCGTATTTAAATGTAATTCTGCATCATTTGAGTTTCTAAGTACTTCAAGGTTAGTATTATTCTGCAAGTCTACAATCTTAACTGAATTACCTTTAATCATTGACCCTTGAGAATCCCTTAAATAATGTGTTCTTAATTCCTGTTCAGATAGAGCCCTATCGTATAGCTTGAAATTAGATACTTTCCCATCATAAAAATTAGAGCTTAAATCTTCAGCAAATAACATATTGTTAGCTAAGATATTAAGTGTAACAGTTTTAGTTGCTACTAAAGCACCATTTAGATATGATTTTAAATCTGTACCGTCATATGAGGTTTGTATCTGATACCAAAGACTTGTTGATGCTATTGCACCAGCGATTGTATCAGTATTACCGTAAGCCCCTATAATTAAGTCAGTATTATTTATTGATAATAGATATCCTCTGTCAGTTACATTCGACCCTAAAAAGTATACCCAGATATTAGACTGTGATAAAGAGTCTGTTTTTATCCATAGTTCAAATGTCCAAGGTTCAGCACCGCTTGGAGCATTAGCCATAGGGGCTGAGTAACTAGCATCCGAGCCGTTGAAATCTACACCTGAACCAAAAGCCCCCGTGGTAGCTCCTGTAATAGGGGTTCCATGAGTTATTAAGCTTAGTCCGTATTGATCACGCCCTTTTTGTGTTATAGCTGAACCATGAAGATTAAACGGTATATTCCATATCTGGTTTTCAGTGTCGCCATATGTTGGTTGGTATACGCTCCCAGATGCATTAATATCACCAACTACATCCAGTTCAACAGACGGCGTTGATGTCCCAACCCCGACCCTTTTATTAGTTGAATCAACTTTTAATGTTGTTGTATCAACTGTCAAGTCTTTCTCTACTGTTACACCCGTAGCCTCGATCTCCATCTGCTTATCAAGATCAGTATTGCCCCCAGCATATAACCTGACATTCCCAGAATTGGCTATTACGGACAAGCCCCCACCTAATCCCGAGCCTGTTTCTACAGCACCGCCATCCTGAACATATGCACCAGCTGTTGTAAATAACTGCCCAAATGTTCTGACTTTAGTTGCTTGATCTGAGTTGCTGCCATTTGTTAATACTAAACTATTTATAGTTGTTGTGGTATTTGATGCATTATGAAAATGTACCTCTGAATCACCAGAGACATTCCCTTGAACATGCAATAATGAATCTGGATCATTAGTTCCTATACCTAGATTACCGTCCAGCAGAATCATATAATCATTGTTGTCCTGAGTCCAAACCCATGCACTCTTTGAACCAGAATAAGAATCATTAAATGCTATAGTATCAGATCCACCTGACCCGAAATTAATCAATGCTGTTCCGTCTACTCTCGCTAGGTCTAAAAGACCGTTAATGGCTACAGTGTCACCAGATGTTTTAGGAGATAGAATAATCCCTGTTCTTGTCCAGAAGGCATCAATCTCTGTAATATCATCCCAAAGCGCTATATTGCTTGCAAAAGTTCCATTTTGTACTCCGGTTGTATTGCACTTATATATCTTCCTATTCTGGATTGTCCATTGATCCTCTGTAAAAGTATCGCCTGTTAACCATTCAGTAGTCTGCAACATATCATCTTCATGTACTGCTGAAACATCAACAGCCAACCAAGGGAAGGAATTGGTTGCTTCCATTTTTATTGAAAAGTTTGCTGTACTCTCTATTCGCGTATAATAATTCAATCCGAGTAGAGTCTCGAGATATCCATCAGCCTCAAGGGTTATCTCTGATTGGCTTAAAGTGCTTCCATTAGTCCATGTAGTTGGGGTTGTCCCTGTGGCTGTGAAATCTACACCAGTTGTATTGGATGGTGCGCCTACATTGATAAAGTCATCCCCTGCAACATAGGTATCTATGACATATCTTTTCCCTACTACCAGCAATCCAGATGTGGATATTATTGTCGCATGGAATTTACTCGCTGGGTAATATTGATCAAATATTAAGATCCCTGTATCATCTGATCCTTGCCAACCCCTATACCTGACTGGAGCTGTTGCTCCTACTGTATCTGTTTGTAAATGAACGGCTGCCAACAAAGAATGCTGGGCTGCTGGGACTATAAAATCCATTGAAGTCCCTGTAAAAGTCCCGGTATTATCCGGCTGCTGAACTTCTCTTGCGGTATAAGTATATGCGTCTATTATCCTCGCATCACTGGTTGATAGTTCACCGTCGAATTTAGCGTGAGCGTGAAAATGAAAATGGCCGTCCGAATCTTCTGTTAATATATGATGCCCTGCGGCTGCTATCCCTACATTTATACCAACAAACAGAGAGTTGGGACCCGTTTGGAGTGTTGCTGGTTGCCATAACCCATCGATTAGTTTTTCTATGGTGGCATATCCAGTGTCGCTGTTAACTGCGAATCTACGGCTACCATCTATTGACCCATTACCATTAAGATAAATGTGAGCGGTATTATTCTCTATCTCAACCCCTTCGTATTGCCATGCAATTATAACACTAGCTTCAGGAACATTGTTACTATACTGGAGTTGTATTTTAATCTGATAAACAATTCCAAAAGGCACAGGGCTTGGAGTCCCTGAAAGAGTATAATTCCCACTCGAATCAAACGTGCTGACCGTGACAATCGTACCGCCCGCTTCTCTTGCGCTTTCATCAAGCGGCCTTCCATTGCTGTCAAGTACGACACATATGGCATCAATTCCGTTGGCGTATCTGTCAAACAGGATTGTACTTTCTGTTGGGACGCTGACTGTTCCTGTGCTTGTTGTTTTGCTATCGAAAATTTCGAAGTAGACATATTGTTCCTCCGTTACTTTTAAACGAGTATCTAGATCAGTTTGATTAGAGAGAGCTCCTGTGATCCCACCCCAAATTGCCGTATCCCCTCCACCGTCTCCTCCACTTTCCCAAGGCATATTAAACCCTCCTCAATTCTATTTGATAAGTAGTCCCGGCGGTTATATTTATAGAAATGACTCTTTCAAAAGAGCCAGTATAATTCCTGTTTAATATTGAGCAATTGATGGTATGCTCTTTGATCCCGTCATTTATCACAGCGGTTACAGTGTCTTCCCCGTCGTTTGAGATAGCAACACCCCTTGTGTTGACTGTTGGGGTGTATGGAAAGGACGTTGCTTGTGTTAAAATATCGGTAACAAGGTTTTCTTTCTGCATTGATAGCAGAACCTCGGTTGTTTTGGACATGTTCACCCCTCTATAATGCCGGATTGCTCCGGCTATTACTTAATCGTTGATTGCTACTGCTATGAAATTAGAAATAGTCATTGTTTTTACTGCATCAGCTCCTGCTCTAAAATTAATAGAAGGAGTAAGCTGTCCATCTGGGAAGCTCGCTGTAAATGTTGTGACCAGATCACCATCAAAATAAAACTTGCATACATTCTGCTCGTAGACTATTTCATACCAGTGATACTCGGTGTCCATTGCTGTTGACACGGTAGCGGTGTTAACCTCTGCTCCATCCAGATAGGTTTTCGCTGTTATAGCGGTTACTGCATCTAGTTTGCTGAAGAATAGGCCGTCACCACCAAGTGTTATTGCGTGCGCTGAAGATGTAGCCATCAGAGTAGTGTCTGTCTCCGCCAATCCAATGAAAAGGTCGGTCTGTGTTGCGTCAGATAATTTAACTTTTGCGCCGAAGTACAGTTTCTTATCCGTTACAACGTCAAATGCCTCCCCTTTTAACTGATAGTTTCCGCCGTCATAATCATCGTCTGCAGTGGTCAATAGAGCAATATCACCAGTCCCGGTAACAGCATTAGCAAAGATTTGCGTTCCTGTTCCACCTTCCACGACTGTAGAAGTCCATCCCAATGGGTCCCCTGTTGTATCATCTACGGGAAATCCAGCTTCAAGTGCGTATTTAACTACGTCATCACCCCAAGCACCTAATATACGATAGTCTTTCTCTGGGCTTACTAGCTTAACAGAGTTTCCGACCATTTTAAAAAGATCAACCATGATTTCCCCCTATGGTGTTGTAAATGTCTCTACAGAAGTTCCACCAGTTACTGTGTAACCCATGATAGTCATATTCCCGACTGTTAATGTATCAGTTTCAGTATTAGCCCATGTAGCCGCTGTCCCGGAAACGACAACAACAACTTCCCCATTTACCAGTGTAATTGTGGTGGTAACGATTGAAGCCGTCCCACCTCCGTCATCAGCAATAGATAATATAGTTGCTTCTGATAAATTAGCCCATGTATGAACTTCACCTGCTGCTGACTGGAGAGATATCTTTACATTCCTTGTCCATGCTGCTGCGGTAGGTGCTGGGGTTACTGTTTCGGGAGTTATAACAATAACCATATCCCCCGACATTGCCTTTTCATGTAACGTTATTTGCTGATTAGCTGTTAAGCCTAATCCGTTTGGTCTTTTTGGCATATTTCTAATCCTTCGTTTAAAAGCTCGACAAGAACCTCTTTTTTGTCTCTAGGATTGTATTTAATCCCTTTCTCATCAAGCAGAGCCATAACATCGTTTTTAGTTACGTTAGAATCCTCTTTAGAGGTCTTTGTTTCTGGCTTTTCTTTTATTAGCTCTTCAAGCTTTTCTACACGTTGCACTAATTCATAAAACTGCAACATATTTACTTGAACGCTACCGCCTCTTTTTCTTCCGCTCATTTGTTCCTCTTTGTTGCCGGATCTCTCCGGCTATTTATATTAGGGGAGTAAATGTCTAACAGATACGAAAGGACAGTTTTCAGCTAAGAAAACCCTGTTCCAATGTGCTGCTAGAATCAACTCTGCATCCGTAGGTGTAATTCCTGCAACGCCGGACTCTAACGAAGCAAACCCAACTGGATGTATAGCAAAAGCTCTACGTGTTATAAGTTTATCAATTCCAAATCCGTCTAATGGGCTTCTGTCCATTTCGGTAGGAAGATATCCAGCAGATGAAAGACCAAACTGTAATGCGCCTGGCTTGATAAGGATTGAAGAATAATCAGCACTCTCAAGAGGTGCGTTCCTATCAACGATAACATCCATTCCCATATATGTTCCCATCGGTCGAATCTGTACGGATACAGGATCAAAATCAATAAGGTCAAGCTTTCTCATATATGCATATGTTGCAGGATGTACAAGGATAGCTGCAAAGTTTCTAGTATCTGTTCCGCTAATAACCCCGTTCTCTCCTAGTAAAGCTTGTGCGTCTATAACTGCATTGTCAGAGAAATAAGCGGCTGATCCTGCTGCTGCTGATATATCGTTGATTAAGTCTCCGCTATCTGCTGACGCATTGTCAACAAGAACACCGATTATAGTTTTAATAGCGAGCTGGTCGAATGCCTGAGTCCAATAAGGAGCCACAAGCGTCTTTGCTACATTAATAGGGTCACTGCCTGAAAATACAGGGACAAGGTCGTTAGATCCCCAAGCCTTTGTTCGTACTTGTTTTCTAAATGTTTGTTTGCCTGAAGTCAGTGCGTTTACTGTCTGATCTGTTCCCTCTTGAGGTACATCTCCAGTAGTTCCAGCTGTATCTTTCCAGAACGGCAATGTATAGCTCTCACCATTTCCTGCTAGCATAGAACTCATAGAAGAATTAAGCGCTAATGCTCCTGAATTAAAGAACCGGGATCTATATATTGATGGCTCAACACTATATGCGTTGAATACCTCTAGGTCAATCTGTGCGTTTGTTAGTCTTGTTTCTGACATGTTTTTATCCTTTATTTAGGCATTGTCCGTCTTCTGACTTCCTCAAGAATTGCTGGCTTCTGGTCAGGATGACTCGCTGCCGCTGCATACAATTCCGAATCGCTCAACGTACTTAATGCGTTTAATTTACCACCTACCTTTGGTGGTTCATGACTATATCTGTTTTTCACATTTGGTGACAAAAGTTTGTTTTTCCAAGCAATTAGATCTTGCAATAATGATTCATCTCCTCCAAGGCTGGCTATCTTTCTAGCTATCTCAGGGTCAAAATCAACGTCAAGCTCTCTCGACTTGGTTGAAAGTTCATCTTTTAATACTGCTAGATTCTCTTTCCTTGCTACTTCAGCTTTGTATTCATTAAACTCTCTAGACACTTTTGCGGCTTCTGATTCCTTCGGGTTTACTTCTGCTCTGATAGCTGCTTCTTTCTCTTGCAGTATCCCAGGTAACTTGTTTTCCATGAAGTTATTTACACCCGTGTCTCTCCGTGTGTTAACCTCTGAATCGAACAAACTTGCAAAATTCTTGTTGTTCGTTATAATACCCTTGAAATCATCCTTGGTAAGTTCCCCAGGCTTAACATACCCATTCAAAGCCCCTTCCAATTCTTCCGTGTTTATGTCTTCTTTAATAAAAGCCGACAAACTCTCCATTAGTCCCATTGTTTCACCTTCCCGATTAGTACACGCCTACTCGGTCATATAGTTTATTTTACTACATCATAACACATATTGCAAACGTTGTTAACATCTGTTAAGCTCTTTGGGGATTTTCCCTCCCTTAGCGTAATTTGCTGCAGCCCAAAGAGGTCTCATGTTGCTGAAATGGAAGCACTTAAGTTGTTCTTCTGCTTTTGTTAAATCAAAGCTAATGCATGGCATTATATGGTCTATATGCCAACCCATTGCACCGTGGTTCTCCCACGTCATCCCTTCTGTGAACTGGGACTCTAGATGATTTATAAATTCATCTATACTACATCCCAAAATATCAATAGTTCTTCCAACCTTTTTAAATCCACGAATAGAAGTTGCCAGCGACGATCTAAGCAAGCATGTTATTCTGAAATTTTTGTCGTTGGCATACCTAGCTTTTCGTCTTCCAGCATTTTTCTTTTTGTTTATTTGATTGTATTCTTTAGCATATTCACGGAAATACTCTTTCCTTTCCTCTTTGTGTTCTTTGGTATATATCCTAGAGGCTTCTATTATTCTCTCCCTGTTCAACGCCAGGTACTCTTGAGTTTTTACTTTTACAGACTCTTTTAGCCTATATTTTTTCATATATTTTTTCATATATTCATTATTTTTTGCTTTGGTCTTTTCGCTTCTAGAGTATTTAGACATACATTGCTTGCATATGCTATTCTTGCCATCCTTAGCTGTTTTCCTATTATAGAATAGATTATCTTCTTTTTCTAGGTTGCATTTAGTGCATTTTTTCATCATTACCCCCCCCCGCATCTTTGCTTAACACATGTTAACGCAACAAGCGTTTAGTTGTCAATATTCATTAGTTAAGGTTTGTTGCAAAACGTTGTTTGTGGATTGTTTTGGACGTAAAAAAAGCCCCCTTATGGGAGGCTGTTGCATTGGTGGTTGTTATTTATTGTCTTCTTCTACTTCTATGTATGCAATCCTTCCACCTTCCCCTTGTGTTATCATTGTCCTGTATTCAGGGATTTCCTCACCCTCTTTTATCTCTCTGAACATTCTAGAAATACCGACATATTTTATTGAGTTGATGTATATATGGCATTCTGCTCTAAGTGCTACAAATTCCATTTTACTAAAAAGCTTGCTTACTGTTTCAAGGTTGTTTTCTATTAAGTCTAAGCTTATCTCTATACTCCCTATCTTCTTGTTTTTTATATCCATTGTTATTTACTCCTCTATCTCCATGATGCAATATATTTACATCTTTTCTTGTCTTCCAAATCCCAGACTTTCACATTTACAAACATATCATACAATACAGCGTATATATAAGCCGATAGCTTTGTGTTGAATCCTCTAGGAGTCCCATGAAGAGAGGGGAAGTTGTACAGGTTATATCTCTTGTCTGTCATTCTGTTATTTACTCCTCTATAGCACTAATTAATGTACTTAAAGATCCATCAATCAATAATCCCTTACATTCTATGTTATTTTCTTGCCCCCATAGCATCAATGCGTATGATTCTAGTCCTGTCTCTGCCTTTACGATTAAAACCCCATCTTTGTTTATAGTTGCTGTCATTCTATCTCCTTCTCTATTGTTGGATATTCTTCAAGTTCTACTATATTTATCTTTACCTCTTTGTATCGGTTTGGACATTCCACATTTTTCATTAGCTTTATTTTCCCGCCCAATATCCATCTCTCTAATACCTCTTTTTCTATCTCAGTTAAATTGTTAAACTGGAAATAATATCCTTCTTCCTCAATAGTGATGATCTTCTTCATTCTGTTATCTCCTTCTTTTCGAACAACGGCTTAAGAGTTCTCCCTATTTCGTCAAGCTTTCCATTCAATCTTTCAATCTCTTGTTTTTGCTCAAATATAATGTCTTTCTTTTCGGTGAATGATTTCAATGATTCTTCTAGCTTTGATAATCTCTTGTATATATCGCTATGGGTATGATTGCAATGGCAATTATATGATCCACTGGAAGTTCCCCCTGTAGACAGCATTGACATTTATTTATCTCCTATTTGCATTGGTATACTGGTTTTGGGAATCAAATCAGAGAAAGCCTCTACCCTTTTTTTGCTTAACGTATAGATGTCTTTGTAAAACATTTCTTTCTCCATCCCTTCCCTGATGGCTTCCTCAACAATAATGTCAGCAGACTTGATAAAAGATAATTGTCGGTTATTCATGACCTCTCTTAGATTTGGGAATTTCTCTTGAACAATAAATAAAGCCTTATTCTCCATCTTGGATATATTCCCAAAATATCTAGAAGCGTTCTTACTTCCTTGGGATATAGCATAATCAAGAAACAAACTTATAATGTTTGTTGTTGCTTTTCTTTGAAGTTTGCCATCTTCTCTATTTGTTAGCCATTCTTGATTTTTCTTGTTTAGAGATACTTCATTCAATGCTCTTTGCATCTTTTTGAAATCTCTTACAAGATGTTTCTTAAACGCTACAACTATATCGCTATTTCTCATTAGGGTTACAAGAAATAAAGCTTGTTCTTCATTTAAATAGCAAAATCTTTGTTCTCTTCCTTTTTTGCTACGTGCGATTTCAAATCGCAGGAGGCCAGAATCCTCGAAATGCTTCTGATGCGTTATGATGAGCCTATATACTGACCTATGCTCAACATCAAACCCTTTTGCAATGTCCCTGCTATCTGCTACAGGTATACTATTTTTGATACTTACTAATTTTTCCATAAGTACATAATATCATAATAGACATATTTATGCAACTAATACTTGACTCTATAAACTATATCTATTACTATCTAGTTAGATGGTTGCTATGTAGCTCAGTGGTAGAGCAGGTGGTTCCAATTCCGGTAAATAATAAACTTGGTTTAACGGGGTAATTAACCAGTATATCAAGAGGTGCAAGTCTACCGTGCCGGTGGTTCAAGTCCATCCATAGCAACTGTCTTTAAAGGAGTGAAAGAGTGAGATCAATAAAATTTATTAAAAGATTGCTTCTTGGTAAAGGATTTGTCGTAGTAGAACATGAAGCACTTGGGGCTTTAACTATGAAGATTTGCTCAAGTGATGAGTATATTATTTCTCAAGAACGTAGGATAGTAAACCTCCACGCTGAAATTAATAGGCTAAGAAATAGCCTAGGCATTGTTGCTATGCCTGTAACTCAAAAAGAGCGTGATGAAATTAAAAAACATATCTAGTTAGATAAGGAGTAGAGAATGTTCTTTGTATTGTACTGTGTTTTGTTTTTGGTGTTAGGGACTTTATTATTGGTCACAGCTTGATTTTGATTTGGCATATATTAACACCACCACCCAACTGTCAAAGGTTGGCTGTGGTATTCCAAGACCGTTTTAGAACAATACGGAGTGAGTATCGTGCGAAACTCCCATGCGGCAAGGAAGCACGGCAGGCAAAGGAAGTTGTCACTCTTCTATGAGCTAAAACTAGATAGCGGGCTTCCGGCGAATCAGGGAGCAACATATACCGCTTTGGTGTAATTGGCAACATTTCAGATTTTGATTCTGAAGTAGGAAGTTCAAATCTTCCAAGCGGTAGAGAGCGCCACTTATATGGAAACATATACGCATCCAAGATTTATGGCCTAGAATGTGGAGTGATGGTCGTACCGTATTATGCATCGGTATCTTATCTGGGACGAGATTTGACATTGTCCGTAATAGTATAACGCATATGGTCAGGAGATTGTTTGTGTGTTTCAACTGTAAAAGAAATGCTCACACGCACAGTTGGTGGAACTGGTATACATTTGGCTGACTTTAGCCGGAGCGATTACGCTCATTGTCCGTTCAAGTCGGACACTGTGCATCCCTTTGCCCGTATAGGCTAGGATCTTTCAAAAGGAGAAATACTCTAAATGAATCACGTGTTGCCCCTACGATACAGGGGCTTAAGGAGATATAGAATGAAAACATATAATGATGACCCTAATTTTTCTATAGTTTTACCAGGTGGATGCAATGCAGAATGTAGTTTTTGTTTTAATAATGAAAACAAAACTATAAAACCTGCAAATATAGGCGATTACATCAATAATCTTAGAAAGGTCTTAGATAATTTAGATGACAACTTTTACCAGATAAGCATAACAGGGGGAGAGCCGTTACTTTCCCCATTTATTGACGCTGTCCTTGCTCTTCTAGTTGCATATAAAAGAAAGTATACTAATATCCTACTTACTACCAATGGAACAAATCTTATCAATAAGATTGATCTGGTATCGTTGGCAGTTGATCATATAAATATTAGTAGGCATAACCATGATGAAAAAGAAAACAATACTATTTTCGGTGGTTCATACTATATGAATGATGAAGAATTATTAAACATAATAGATAAATATGGAGAGCGCGGGGTTGATGTATCTGCTAATTGCGTAATAAACGATGCTACATCTAAATTATTTATCGATGATTATATATCATGGGGTAGAAGCATGGGTCTATTTGCTATTAGATTCAGAAAAGAAAATGGAGACATACAGCCAACCCCTGTTGAATGTGAATATAATTCGTATAAAGTATTATGGAAAGGTTCTTGCCCTGTATGTAGGACTATAAAACAACGGATAAAAGGTGTCGATGTATTTTGGAAAAGCTCAACCCTGGAACCATCGGACATTATCAAAAAATCTATCTTTGAGTTAGTATTTAAGGAGGATGCAATAGTTTACACAGATTGGGACAACCAAAATGTTGTGAGCATTAACAGCCAACCAAAAATTAGTGAGCGTGTAGTGTATGTTGACCGCTCTGTTTCATCGAGTAGTTGCGGAGGATCATCGTCTAGTCGCTGTTGAATTAATCACCGATTAGCAAAAGCCTCTATACTATCATACCGGACTTATTATATTTAAGTCCGTTTTCTTTCATCCAGTCAGGCATTTTGGTGAAGTTTATAATCTCGCTTTTGCCGTCTGCGTTCTTTGCTGTCCTCTGTGTTGGCTCTACTCCATCTACTAATATAATCGCATCACAACGGCAGTTTATATCCTCTTTGGCTACTCCAGTGAGCCTCGGTGCTTGGCCTTCTGACCCATTAACATTAAAATTCTGGTCTTTGTTTCTGATTTGACCGTCTGTATTTGCGTGAGAATGTCGTGTCCTATCGTCAAGAGTAGCTAACCACATCTTTTGAACGTCTAACCCTTGCGCCGATGCCTGTTGGATCTCTGCCATAAATCCGCTGGTAATGTTCCTTAGTCCTTCCGTCCTGGCTATCTTTGCCGCTCCGGCTCTTGCTCCGCTATATGTCTGTAGCCCTGCTTTGACTGCTTCATCGCCTATTATGGCTTGGATTTTACGTCCTGTTTCTCTTAACCCTGTCCCTGTCCTAAGCCCTACTTCTATGGCGCTGTTAATCTTTTGTAGCTCTGCCGTTTTGTTCCTGATTAATAGATCGGTGAGGCTCCCGGCTTGTGGGTAGTAATTAGAAGCAGACCCCCATATCTTCTCGACTGCTGCTTTGCGGATCTCTAACCAATATTTCGGCAACCCGGTGGTAGAAGCTTTTACGATGTCTTTATTTATCGCCCTGAACTTCAATTCAGGGGCTACCAGTTGAACAATGTACTGCTCACGGTAATAGTTGTTGGTTATGGCTATTTGAGAGTTAAGAAGCAGTAAAGCACCAATTGCAACATATGTTTTGTTATAGTCTTGTTTAACCTTGGCTTCTAGCTTTTTTAGTCTATCCCTCTGTAATGCCCATGTATATTGTTTCCCTGCTTTTTTTTCTTTGTCTGTGAACTCTGGAATATTGCCATAGAATAAAGCCAAATCTATATTTATAGCTTTGTTTACTCTATCATATTCTTTGAGTATTTCTTCCCACTGTTTAGCCATTTCCTTCTCTGTCTGCTTGGCAGCGTTGGCTTGAGCGTCCTTAAATGTCGCCATCATCACCACTTGAGAACGGTTCTGGCTCTGTTTCCCCGTCTAGCTTCTCTAGTTCTTTCTCTTCATCTGAAACTATCTTTTCAGGTAAGAATTTAAGTAATGTTTCTTTTGACACTAACCCAGTTAACATCTGGGCAACTTCTACCTGCGTCTTGAGGTCAACAGGTATGTTACGTTTAGAGTCTACAATTGCTTTATAATCACCTATATCTACACTGGCAGTAGAAGCGTTATACACATCAGCATAGAATCCCATACGAGCCTTTAGCCCTTTATCAAAGTACGTGTCAATCTGTGCGGCCTTAAACTCCATACCGATTAGCTTGAAAGCTATTGCTATACCTGACTGTTGCCCGGCGAAAGCCTCATCTGTCATATCTGGGATCTTGACCGACTTATGGAAAAGTCGTTCAATCCTGTCAGTATACTTGTTATAGAAATCATTAGAACCAGATAAATCTTTCTCCAAATATGCAGGCATTACCCCACCTTCGTTGTTCTCGGCTAGTTTATCCATTATACTTACCAGGCCGGACTTGATCTCTTCGGCGAACTTCTGATCTATTCTTTGCCCTAACAGGAGGATAAGGTCATTAAAACGATCTACCTCGTTTAACGTTTTACTTATTATTTCATCATGGGCATCAATCAGCGGTTTCTCTGCTTCAAATAAGGGTAAGCTTCGTCTATTTGCTTTGAATACATTCACTGGTACGGTTGTAAATGGATAGTCCGGTTTCTCTAAAGCTTCCTCAGTCCACATTGACCCACCGTCTGCCCTCGACCATTTCTCATGATATTCAGGGTAATATACGGTAGCTTCTGTAATCTCATCTTCTTTTGCTGTTTCGCCTGATCTAAAATGTATAGCATATAGTAGTTTCTTTTTAATGCTGTTGTCATATTTAAGAAACACTTCAATGTTAGGTACTATCTTATATTCAGTGGTCAATAGGCCATTGCTTAAGCTTAAATCATCAGACACCCAGAAGATCTCGTATGATTCACCCTGTGTGAGCGATTCCTCGTATAGCTCCGAATTCTCTATATCACTCTCATTGAAAGAGTCCATTTCTCGTGCGTATTTTACGAAGGGGTCGTTATCGTCTTTCGTTTCAGTATCCACTAGATCGTATTCGACCTTTTTGTCTCCGGCTCTACCTGCGTATCCTGACATATCATCGACCGCCATCTTTGCCAGCCCTACCGGGATTCTGTTGTCTGGCTTCTTGGCTTGCTCTTTATCTAGAATAGGGGGATTCTTCCCTTGGACATATGCTTCGTTTGTTAGTGTCCAGGAAGATCTTTCTTTTAATAAATCTAAACTTTCATTTATATCATCTGCTGTAACAGCCATGTTAACCCCTTAATAGTAGCTCACCATACTATTTGCCCCTTTTGTTATATCTTCAATTGCATACCTAAGAGCGTCTATAATATGGTTATCTTTATCAAGTATAACAGGTAAAATGTTTCCGGTCAAATTGTCAACCTTGTAAGAATATGCTTTAAACTCATAGGCTGTGTTTTTACATCGCTCATGGATGTACACCTTTTTGAACGACCTTATCATCTCGATACCTGCCTCGATAGATCCTGCCCCCTTCCGGGAGGATCGCATATTAAACCCTTTTCGTCTGATATATGATATTGTCTCTGGCCTAGCTGAGTCAGCGATTATAGTCCACTTTCTAGCTGTTTCTATCTCGTCAAACCTCGCCGGGATATCATCTATCTCTATGCCTATACCATAAACTTCTTTATCTATATATAAACATCCTTCTTGTATAAATGCTCTTACCAATGTTGTTGGATCTTGAGAAAACCCCCAGTCTGCACCGTGATAAAAAACTGCATCCGTAGGGGTATCAAAAGGCATGACAGAAAACTTTCCTCTAAATACTTGAGCGTCTGATATGGTTAAATAATGGCCTTCGTATATGTGGAGATATTTCTCGTAGTCATATTCTTTAAGCGCCTTAACTTCTTTCATTAAGGTTTGTGGGAAAAAAGGATTATCATAATAGTTCATGGTTTCTAGGTGGCTATCGTTGGGGTACATATCAAAGAAAGTTTCTATAGGCGCTCTTTCTTCCTCTGGATTCCATGTAAACCAAATCTCAGCGTTATCGTTTCTCAGTGTTGGGATCACCGTATCAAAAGACTTTTGAGCCATGTTGTGCGCTTCCTCGCACCAACAAATATCTAACCCTTCCATTGATTTGATCTTTTGTACATTCCGGTGTAGCCCCTCAAATATAAAGCGTGTGCCATTTTCTCCTACTATCTCTCTATTCTTGACAGTATAGAAGGATTGCAGCTCATATTCATTTATTACATCTTCAAGGAGTGTTATAACTGAGTCTGATATAGAGTTTTGGAACTCTCTAGTACATAAGATTCTTAGTCGTTCTTTACGGCCTTTAATTATTAGCGCCCTGGCTACACTGTGAGACTTTCCAGACCCACGTCCACCTTTAAGCCCTTTATACTTTATAGGCTCAAATAGGAATTGAGCCTTTTCTGGTAATTGTATCTTCTTTTTATTTTGCTTTGACAAACTCTAATATGAACCCTGTTGGTTCTCCAGCCTCATCTATGGTTGTGTGCTGCAATTCCTGTTTATCGCTCCACCCCATCTGCTTTAATGAGAAGATTGCGAAAGTCGAATTAACATCACCATCCATAGCCTTTTTCTCTAACTGAAACTCTTTTTTCTCCATCATTCTTTTAATAGAGTACGATAAGCGTTTATGTTCATACAGTGTGGCTTTCCTAATATTGTAGTTATATGCGAACTCTGCCACTATCGGGATATCAGTTTCATCGGTGTACTTGTCTATATCTGCTGCTATCTTTTCCAGTACTTCCTCGGTGTATTCAACTGGTCTTCCTGAACTGTTCGATTCTTTAGCCATTGTTATACCTCCCCTCTATCAAACATATGTAACATATAGTATGCAATTTTATCTGGTATTGCTCTTTTCCCTTTTTCCCACATAGAAATATTTGGTTGTTTTATGCTTAGTAAGTCTGATAAAACATACTGGCTAATATGTTGTTTTTTACGTATTTCTTTAAACTCTTCACCAGTCATTGTTATACCTCCTTTTTGTCGTAAATATTATAGACGTTATATCCTTTCTGGCATATAACGTCTTTCAATGGGACATTGCTATCTATCTCTATAGTACAAACTAAAGGCTCATCGTTGAATGACAACTCTGCCTCACCATTTGGGTTTGTAATTATCAATTCCATCTTTTATCCTTTGTATTGTTTATTATACACTATCTGATTTATTTTGTCTCTATCTGATCCCTAAACACTGGAGGATCTTAAAAGTTGCATAAGTAATCCAATAAGCCATTCTTTCTATAACTTTATATATCCACTGATTACCGCCTCTCATTATCTCTTCCTCCACTTAATGAATTGCCAGATAGACATTGATTTCATTATATCTTTTTGTCTTTTTATATCTTCTTCTGCCTCTCTTCTCTCGGCGCTGGTAGCACTTCTCTCAGCGCTCCTAATATCATCAGTTAATTCTTTTATTGCCTCATTCTCTGTTTTGTAATCGTAATAGTATGTGTCTCCAAATCTTTCATTTGTTTTTACACATACACAAGAGTTTTCACGATACTCTATCAATCCGTTATATTCATCTAGCGGTATAGTTACGGTTCTCTCGTTCATTATTAGCTCCTTTGGATCCAGGTACATTCTACCCCATCATCACAACATGGGTTCATTGGGCAAGTGTTTTCTGAATGGTGTTTGCAATTACCACAACAACGCATTGATTCTATTTGTTTGTTCTTTTTGGATAGCTCGTTGATCATAGATAGACATTTTTGCTGATAATGCAGTGTTTGGCATAACTGCTCCTCTATCTTCTCTTGCTGTGAGGATATTCCCAACCCATAGAATCTCTTACATATCGCCACATGATATGTATCATCTGTGCAATCAGAAAAATCAAATCCATTCTTTATATTTTCTATCTCTTCTATAATAGATTCATAATTATTAATGTTCACTCTTATATCCTCTTCGGTTCTATCTGACATTATTAGCTCCTTGGTTTCCAGTTATTGCATGTGGCCGCACCATCTATATCTATCTCATGATCTGGACACCATCCAACTTCATAAGTTTTGCAATTACCACAACAACGAGAATCTAATAACTGTTTCTCTAGCGATTCTATTTGTTTGTTCTTTTCGGATAGTTCAGCTTTCAGATCTTTGAGTTTAAACATCTGCTTTTTAACCATATCCTGCGCTCTATCTCTTCTGTATATATCTTTCGCGTGATCCCTTTTACTTAATCGTAGCTCCTTATGCTTCTCTTGTTGTGAGGATACCAATGATTCTAGCTCGTAAGCCTTATCGGAACGAATGTATTTTATATCAGCCCCTTTCTGCTCTTTTTCAATCTCCCATCTTCCTGCACCTGTTCCAGGACGGTAATTTGTATATATTTCTTCTGGTGGGATTGCTGATTTTTTGTAATATTTCTTATTTTGAATCGTTGCTATTGCTTCTCTTATATCCTCTTCGGTTCTATCTGTATCACTCATATTATTTATTCCTCCATGCCTCTAGTCGCTGACAATATATCAACATGACCCTCTCTAGGAAAATATTCTCCGTGCTTGCTTATATTAAAACAGCCACCTTTTGCATGACCAAATAGTTTAATTTTCATGATCCGTAATATATTCTTTAGTCTGTCCATCTTATTTACCTCCATACCTGTATTGTTTTTCTATTCTGGACATCCTCTTCTTTTTCTTTTTCTTTGCTATAATAATATCCTGTTCTGGTTCTTCATAACTTGTAATAGTAAATGTTAGGAATTTCTTCTGGCAAGTACAAGTCACATTAGGATCATCATTGCACATCGGGCAGTTGCCGTAATATTGGGTGAATGTCATTTTATTTATTCCCTATCGGCTTGTAGAGTGTTTTACATGGACATTTTATATTGTGGTCGAAATATTCATCTTCTTTTGATGGATCATACATTAATGAGTTTTTCTTTTTACAATATGCTTGGTCGGAAACATACTCGCGATTCTCCCATATCTCGCTGATACTATAATATTTACAGCTTTCTGGGTCTTTATCTTCACTCACTCTATTACTCCCTATTTAATATCTTCTGGTGGTTCTGGTGGATTCATCCAGTGAGAAACTTCATTTATTTCATAAATATTATCAAACCCTTCATCATAAAAATATTTCTCTCCTTCTTCTCTTCCATCAAAAACTACATCTGGTACACGCAATCCATTATTCGTCCATATATCAACTTCTTTCATTTGCTCAGGGAGATCTGTCTCTACACTTATCCATTTACTCATTGTTGGTTATCCTTCAAAGCTTCCCAATGGAAAGTTATTCTGTCTGCAACTTCCTGTGGCATCCGAGGTAGTAGTTTTGACTCTTTCTCAACTCCACCTATCTTTTCAACAGGACTATCACACTCTGGGCAGAATGGCCCTGTCATCCCATCTGATATCAGCATGTATGCATTGCCTATATGGTTACACTTTGTACATTTATAATTTCCCTTGTTGCTCTTCTCACTCATATCTTTATTATACCTCTTCGATTGCGTGTAATTCAGCCCATGCTTTTATTAAAGCTCTTCTTCCCCCGGTGTGAAGCCCTGTTGTTCTTCCACATTGTTTACATATTATTCGGTATGTGTTTGTTTTACTATTATGGTAGCAATTTACTAAAGGATATTTGTTCCCACATACACACTCTTCCATTTTCTCCTATACCTCTTTTACTCGCTCTAAGGATGGCAGGATTATCTCTTTGTAACAGTTCCCTTTCTCGTCAACAGATCCTATTATATGCCCTTTAGCTTTTTCTTTTATAGCCCAGGCAAACAAAGCTAAGGAATTCTCTATTAACTCTTGTATTGTCTTTATTCCTGTATCTTTCTTTAATTTATCAATTTTATCTTTATCTGCTGTTACTCCAATACGCATCTTTCACTCTCCTATTACGTATATTATAGCACAGAACCTTTTCTTATTCCACCTCTAGGTGTCAAACTATGATAATATCCTCTTGCCCGGTTTGCAGCTATTTGTGGGATCTCTTTCACGTTTATATTCTGCCTGTTTAACTCCTCTTTACGCCTGAACCCTTTCCCTCTGCTTCTTCTTTTTGGCTGTATATTGCTTTTGAACCAACTTATTATCACATCAAATTCTTCTTGCGTGTATTCTCTTCTGCTATCCTTCCCTGATTTATATTTTGCCATTGTCCCTGTTATGCCTAATTCTTCTCTTATCTTATCTATGGTTCCTTGTCTGCTTCCTTCTGTTTTGTCTAACTCATCTAATATATCTTTTATTGTCTTCACTCACTCACCTCAATAATAATTATCTTCTATCCTATCCAATGTCCGATTCACCTTGTACTCGCACATATCCCTTAACTCTGGATTATTCAAATATAATTGTGTAACTACATTGAATATGTCGGCTATCTCTTCCAGTTCTCCAGACTCCAGGAACTCTTTAACCTCTTCCGTCAGCTTGGCTACTTGATGCAGTTCGCCGAAGTTTTCGTATATCCTCTGTAGCTTTTCGAGTAATGTTGTCGACACTGCCTCAAACTTATAGCTTTTAATCTTATCTACAACGCTCTGCTTCTTGCTTCCACCAAACGTTGCATTTATAGTACCTAAGACCTTCACATTAACCACCTTGCAAATGCCACCAATCCACCTAGTACTATTATTGCTCCAAACACTGCAACCATAATAACAACTGAAAATTCTTTTATATTTTTATAGGTTGGGTCTATTTTAATCTTCCGCATATACTCCAGCCTCCATACTTGCTATGGTGTATATGTAACCCGTTCCGTTACACCCTAGTAATCCTTTTGTTAGCTCTGGATCGTGACCGCATTGTTTGCACCCGGTGTCAGGGTTCCCAAAACAACACAATTCACCATGAGTTCCTTTGACTGCTTTTATCACTAACAAACATTGTGTGCATATTTCTGTATTAATTCCTTTTCTCTCTTCCATTATGATCCTCCCCTCTTTTATGGTAACCCTATTGTGTCTATAGCCTTTAATATTCCCATCTGAATATAAAACTCTGGTTCAGGGTTCTCTTCATCCATGTAGCGTCTCAACTTATACTCGCTAATCTCTATGTGCTTACACACAAAAGGAACTGTTATTCCTCTTTGCTTCATCTTTGCTTTTATACTTTCTGCAAATGTCATTTCATACCTCCTGGCTAATTAAAGTATAGTCAATGATGTAGCAGATTGCAACTATTTCTTTTGCTTTTTTATTGTATTTGTTGCATTCATTATTATTTCACTTAACATATGTTTATTTTGGTGCTTTTTATTTGCATTATAGAATTTACTGTTTTACGATGAAAATTAAGGAGTTAATGATGTCAATAACCGAACAAGAGATTGCATGTCAAAGAGACGCTTTGAATGATCTATCAGGTGGGAATAATAAGTTAGTTATGAATTATGTCGACTGGGATAATTTTGCTATCCCTATTGTTTTTAGAAAGATAATTAATGATTATATATTTGATATGAATACTGTCCCTAATAGCAAAGTGCTAATTATGCTTGCTTCTGAAGCTCTTAATTTTAACATTCGCACCCTGTATTGATCGTTTTGTTAACATCACCGCAACGACCATTTTTCTGATATCGGCAATATGAATAAATGACCCCCGCCTGATTGACGGGGGAGAAAGATAATAGAGTATGTAATAACAAGACCCTGAGTGAGGGGGTCTGTTGTTACTATACTTCTTTTTGTGTTAAATATCAAGGGTTGGCTTCTTTAAATGCCTTTGCAAATCCCTGAGAACATAATGATCTAAAAGCGTTATCCGAGTCTATATATTTCTCAAAAGGCTTAAACTCATCTTTGAATTGTATTTTTGACTTGTGCTGGAATGCTAAACTTGGCTTTTTAGGTCTAGTTGGTCTAAGATATAAGTTCTCATTTTTTGGAACATCCTCCCATTTTGTATATAACCTTTTTGGGTTTCTGAATTTCCCCCATATAGCTGTTTGCTTTGTCCATGGAGAGCCAAACCACCAAGGCTCGTATTTAATAGCTGGTTCTCCTAAGTATTTTTTCATAGTTCCCCTTGCTGGGTTCTCCACTATATACCATACTGGGTTAGCTTCTTTTATTATTCTGATACAATGCTTTAACATTGATAAATCAGGTTCTTTTTTCTTGTGGAATCCTGAAGCTGTTGAAAACTCTGTACATACAGGGTTTGCAATAATCCCATGTATTTCCCTATCGGGATAATAATTCTCAACCCCTATATCTTTCCCGATTTTTATTACTTCATAATCAGGATCTAATTGATATGGGTAACTATCTGACCCTATGTCCGCACATAAGTGCAATATTACCTTCTTTTCACTCATTATCACCCTCTCTTATTTCTGATAATACAACCCGTTTGTAAAAAACATATCTACTTCATAGAAGCTTTTAACCTCATAGTGCCACCATTGTTTCCGTTTCCCATAATATTTTATTACAATTTGCTCTTCTTCTTTTAAAACTGCCACAACATGATATTTGTAATTGTCATATTTTTTCTCATAAAAACAATCTCCGACTTTTAAATCCATGTTCACTCCTCTAATACTTCTGTCTATCTGCTGTGAATGCCTCACTAACAGCCATATCTATTTACTCTATAATACATTTATTGTTAGCCCTTTCTAGTATCTCGTTCCATCTTTTACGTGGCTCAATAGAGTTTTCCATCTCTTCTTCTGTTAATGGGTCGATGCTCGTAGTCCACTCAGATTTGGACAATACAACTTTCCTATAGCTTTTATTCTCTCTCTTGTATAAAGTCTCCTGTGAGTCCTCTACGGCGCTCACATCAGGGAACCCCCACTTGACTGGGTGTGACTTCATGATGGATTGCAAAAGGTTCTCATAATTGTTGCTATCATAGTGTGATTTTACATAAGCTATTGTAACAGTCTCAACATGTTTATTTTCATGTTCTCCATAATATTTAATCAATCCGTTTCTAAAGCTTTCTAATTCCATAAAGCATATGCCTCCTCATCAAGTTTCTTTTGTTCTTCTGCAGTTATAGAATTGTCAGTATTACTTTTTCCTTTAGGCTCATAAATATCTGACCATCCACCATTGATTGAGTTCTCAAGAACCTCAATCGCTTTTACTTTGTCCTCACATGAATATACTTTAAGCTTACAAATAACACTTCTTATAGCTCTATCAGAATTAACAGCTTTCTTTTTAGTTCTTACAGAAATATAGTCTTTCCATACTTCTTTAAAATCATGATCATCAAAAAATAATAAATCCCTTTGGGGATTGTATTTTTCTTTACTCTTCTTCTTATTCTTTTCTAATTCTTCTTCTTTTCTTATTCTTATTCTATCAGATTCTGCACAGACAATCTCAGACTGTATTGGACTGTCTGAGACAGTATTGGACATATCCTCTAATTGTGGCTTATTTGCTTGTTTAAACCCCTTTATCATGGCTCTTAGCTCTGTTGACCTTGTTTGTGAGGTGTCTAAAAATTTGTACAGTTTAGTACAAAGAACGCTTCCTGACATTTCATCAAGTTCAAACAGGCTTTGATTTATCATATAATTCATCATCTCATTTATCTTTGCTGTGTTCCCATTATAGAACTCGGCGATGTCTTCACATGTCTCTTGCAAGTCTGGCATTGGCGATCCGGTAGACAATGATTCTGTTATTGATTCAAGGGCTAGGTTGTAAAGCCCATAGCCTTCAAGGCCGTATTTAGATATGACTCTTTTGATTTTTACATCGTGTCTCATTGTCCCGAAGTGTTTAAAGTATTGCATATTACTCCTAAAAAAACCCGTTAAAAGCACAAGGTTGGAACGAATATAAAAGCCAACACATAATGCTTAAATATTCCCTGTATGCCCTTAACGGGTCTAATAATCAATTAAGATTATTTGTGTTATGTAAATCATCAGGTTCCAAACTGATAATGTCAGGCTACTTTCTCAAGGCAGCCTGTGTTATATTACTTGGGATTGTCTTTATTTTCAAGGTATATTTCTGTCTCAAAGGGAGTTATGCCTCCAATTGTTAGATGTTCCCCATAAAGACTCATTAATTCATGCATTTGGAATTTAGAATAACCCTCTTTATCTACTTCGGGAGTTCTTGGTTTTATTATTTCCCGACCATAACTATCATTTAATCTCTTATCTCTGTCAAAATATATGTTTCTCCCTTCTTGATTAAGCTTTACTTTTACGTAATCATTAATATTGAACTTGGTGTATTCTTCCATTCTATTTATCTCCTATCTACTCTTAAAGCTTATTTCATTAGTTCCTCTATTTTCTCTTCGCTGAATCCTAGTTTCTTTAGGATGTTTGGTAATATCTCTTTTACCTTGTCTTCTGGTTCCCTTGCTCTCAAGTCTTTTATGTATCGCTTTATTGATTCGTCACTTGTCATCTTTTTTGCTCCTTTCTATCCGCTCAAGCTCTTTCAGTGATACTTCACGCATAAAATCAAGGGTTTCGTTTGGTATAGAATGATTGTTTCTTCTCAAGAAAACCCATGCTTCCATTATTAGATCTTTATTGATTAAACCGTTCACTCATTCACCCCTTTGTTATGTTGTAGTAGATAAACCCTAATATGCCTATAAAGGCTATTGTGCATAGTAAGTCATTCATTGGCTACTCCTTTACCCTATTGTATCTTGTCTTATGTCTCCACATATAATACATTTTGACATAATTACGACATCAACAGTATTCCCAGTATAACGACTTTTAGAGTTCCATCTGTCCCTCTCTTCATATTTGCAGTGGTGCTTCCCACACTTGGTGCAGAATATTACTCCTGTCTTTTCACTCTCTATGAAATTGTGCCTACACACTCTTTACTCCTCTATGTCTCTATAAATCTATATTGTGGATACATGGATAAGAAAATGGATCTCTTAAGCTTGTATACATCTGTTCTAAATCCCTTGCTATCCTCGACCACCTGTTGGCCATTCTCGATATAATAGAAGTCAGCAACATAATATCTATCACGTTGCTTTCTTCCATTCCATCTAACCCCTTTGCACAATAGAAACTTTGGTTGTAGTTTTAAGTCTTTGATTACCCCAGACAATTGGAGTATCTTAAGTTCTCCATATCGTCCGGCCTCTCGCTTGGAATCAAATACAATGTTATCTACTGTGGTCTTTTTGTTCTTGTATTTGTTATACTTCACCAAGGAATATCATCTTCGAAGGTAGAAGAACTATTGTTATCAAAGCTTACGTCAACTGGCTTGTCATTCCTTTGTCCTTGGCTCATAACCTCAGCTTCAAATATCACTATATCATTGTACCATTTACCGTTATATTCTCGCTGTGAGATAATCCCTGATTTAATCTCGATGGTGTCTTG